ATGTCTTGGAAAATTATTGTAGATTCTAGTTCGAATCTTATGGACATATCTAATTTGGCAGAAAACACTAACTTTGAAAGGATACCTCTAAGTCTTCAAGTAGGGGATGAAGTCTTTGTTGATAATGCAAATTTAGATATTAACGGCATGATGAAAAAAATGTATGAATACTCGGGAACTTCTAGATCTGCATGTCCAAGTCCAGATGCTTATGCTAAAGCATATGCAGGATCAGAAAATATATTTGTTATCACAATATCAGCTGCCTTATCTGGTTCACACAATGCTGCTAAAGTAGCCAAAGAAATGTATCTTGAAGAAAACCCTACTGCTAAGGTATATGTGATTGATTCATTATTAGCCGGTGGAGGATTAGATGTAATAGCCCTTAAATTAAATGAATTAATTAAGCAAGGCTTAGAATTTGAAGAAATAGTTAAAGAAATTACAGAATATCAAAAGAACGCAAAACTTACATTTATCTTATCTAAAGTAGATAATTTAATAAAAAATGGACGTGTAAGTAAAGTTATGGGAACAATTGTAGGTTTATTAAATATTCGCTTAGTTGGTGCTGCTAGTCCAGAAGGAGAATTTAAATTACTACAAAAATCTCGTGGGGATAAAAAAGCAGTCACTTCTTGTATCGATGAAATAATTAAAGCTGGATATAAAGGGGGGATTATGAGAATTGCCCACAGAAATAACTTAGAACTTGCTCACAAAATTAAAGAAGGTATTCAAGAAAAATTTACAGATGCCCAAATTTATGTAGGAGCCTTATCAGGACTATGTAGTTTCTATGCCGAAGATAAGGGAATAATGGTAGGTTACGATAACATGTAAAAGAAATGTCTCATTGTAAGATGAGGCCTTTTTTTTGAATTTATTTTAGCCTAGTATATAATAGAATAAAGCGAAAGTGAAGAATTAATAACTATTTCAAGAATAATCACGAAGATTATTTAAGAGAAAGGATTATAAAATATGAAAAAAATATTAACACTGAGCGCAATCGCCTTATTAACATTGAATACAAATGTTGCCAATGCAAACTGGGAGAAACCAACTCTAGTCTATGGAAGTGGACTATCAGCGAGTCAAAAAGAAGAGGTAACTGACTTACTTGGCACAAGTGAAAGTAAAGTTAATCAAAAAGTTACAACATCAAAAGATGTAGAAACTTATTTGAATGTTAGTGGTACTAGTAATTCTAATCTATATTCTTCAACATTAGTAACAAAGACTAACAAGACGGGTGTAGATGTAAATATAAAAACACCAAATAACATTACCAAAATAACAGAAAAACAATATGCCAATGCTGCAATTACTGCAGGAGCCAAGAATGTAACAATTGATGTAGCATCACCTATAAAGGTAACAGGAGAATCAGCCTTAACAGGAGTTTACATTGCTTTAGAATCAAATGGTGAGAAGTTAGATAAGAAACGTACTCTTGTTGCTCAACAAGAATTAGAGACAGTTAATGAAATAGCAGTAGCTAATCAAGGAAAGGGGACTTTTAATAATGAATCCTTAGACCTTGCAGTTACTGAAGTTAAGGAAGAACTAGCTAAACATAAAGGTAAGGCAACAGAAGAAACGGTAAGAAATATAGTCAATACTTCATTAAAAAGCAACGGTATATCTGATGTAGTAACTCAAGAACAAATAGATAAATTAGTAACTTTTGCTAAATCTTATCAAGAAACGGATGCAATTTCTTCTGAAGAAGTAGCAAAACAATTGAATACATTTAAAGATGAAACTAAGAAATATATTTCAGAAAACTATGGTGGACTTTGGGAGAAAACAAAGACAGCTGTAGGTGATTTTTTCGAATCAATCTGGAAGGCCATAAGTAACATATTTTCTTAGAAAGAAAGAGCCATATCGATTAGATATGGCTTAATTTATTTTCAAAAGTAGTATCCTTAAAAATGATTTTTAATGTCTATGTTATTGTAGTCATACTAGTGCAAGAAGAATGACCTAAAGTATCATATTGAAAGCAGTAAATATCATCTCAAATGATGTACCCATTTTAGAAGTAGATGAATTAGAAGCAGTAGACCTTCCAGAAGGAGCACATATGAATGGACTAGATATGCCAAAGCCAAGTGAATATCTATATGCCAAACAGAAAAATGGAGAGCCATTAGGGGCAAGTGATATTTATAAAGAAACTTGGAAATGGCTAAAACAAAGAAACTGTGAACAACTGGTAAATCCTAGATTAATAGAATCATATGCCCAAGCATTCGCAAGATATATTCAGTGCGAAGAAGCGATGAGTAGTTATGGACTACTAGGAAAGCATCCAACAACAGGAGGAGTAATCGCATCACCATTTGTACAAATGTCTATGCAATTTCAAAAACAAGCAAATCTATTATGGTATGAAATATACAACATAGTAAAACAAAACTGCACAACTCCATTTGAAGAAAGCTCAAATGATATGATGGAGAATTTATTAAGATTAAGAAAGGAATTATAAGATGATAGAAAAAGTAAACCCAAGTCACCCAGATAAATTGGCGGATAGAGTCGCAGGTGCAATAGTAGACCTAGCTTATAAAAAAGAAGAAAATGCTAAAATAGCAGTAGAGGTATTATTAGGACATGGTAAGTGCTATGCGATTATTGAAACAACAACTGATTTAAAAGAAACAGAAATAAATCCAATAATACAAAGACTAGTAGGACAGGTAGAAAGTGAAATAATAGTAGTTGCTCAAGATAAACATCTAGAAAATAATCAACAAGGAAAAATTAGATGCGGAGACAATGGAATATTTAAAGGAGTACCATTAACTAAAGAACAAAAACAGATGTCAGAAATCGCAAGAACAATCTATGAATTATACCCAAGTGATGGGAAGTATATACTAGATAAAGATAAAATAATAATTTGTCAGAGTAAGGCAGATAAAGAATTATATAACTTATTCCCTAATGCAACAATTAACCCACTAGGAGAATGGGAAGGTGGTATAAACGTGGATAGTGGAGCAACTAATAGAAAATTAGGAAGTGATATGGCTGACTCAGTTACTGGAGGAGGGCTGCATGGTAAAGATTTATCAAAGGCAGATGTATCAGTAAACATATATGCCTTTCTAAAAGCCCAACAAGAAAAAGAAAATGTAGAAATAAGCTGTGCTATAGGAGATGAATATATTGACGGAATGCCGTATGAGAAAATAGTGAGACTTGCGAGAGAGTATATAAAGTCAGTTGGCGGATTTGAAAAATTTGCAGAGTGGGGGCTAGTATAATCAAAACTACAAAAGATATGCAGTTAATCTCCATAGATAAACTAATACCCTATGTAAACAATGCAAGAACACATTCGGGTCAGCAGATAAAAAAGTTAAGGTCATCACTTAGAGAATTTGGTTTTATAAATCCAGTAATAATTGATAGCCAGTATAATATCATCGCTGGACATGGCCGTGTTGAAGCAGCCAAAGAAGAAAATATTAAAGAAGTACCCTGCGTATTAGTAGACCACTTAACCGATGCCCAGAAGAAAGCCTATATTCTCGCAGATAACAGAATGGCACTAGATGCAGGTTGGGATGAAGATCTACTAAGGGTAGAGATTGAAGCCTTGACCGCAGAAGATTTTGATTTAGAATTAACAGGATTTGATGCGGTAGATTTATCAAAGATATTTGATGAAGGAAATGATACAAAAGATGATGACTTTGATGTTGAAGAAGAACTAGAAAAACCAAATATTACAAAACAAGGAGATATATGGAAACTAGGAAAGCACAGACTAATATGCGGTGATTCTACCCAAGAAGAAACATATACAAAATTACTAGGAGATACTAAAGTAAATCTAGTAGTAACAGATCCGCCATACAACGTAAACTATGAAGGATCTGCAGGAAAAATTAAAAACGATAATATGGAGCACAGTAAATTCTATGAATTCTTACTAAGTGCTTTTTTAAATGCAGAAAAAGTAATGGCAGACGATGCAAGTATCTATGTATTTCACGCAGATACAGAAGGATATAATTTCAGACGAGCATTTAATGAAGCAGGATTTTATCTATCAGGTACCTGTATTTGGAAGAAACAGTCCTTAGTATTAGGAAGAAGTCCATATCAGTGGCAACATGAACCAGTACTATTTGGTTGGAAGAAAAAAGGAAGGCACCAATGGTATACAGGAAGAAAAGAATCTACTATTTGGGAATTTGATAAACCAAAGAAAAATGGAGACCATCCAACAATGAAACCAATACCTTTAATAGCTTATCCAATAAAAAATTCAAGTATGGTAAATTCAGTAGTATTAGACATGTTTGGAGGAAGTGGCTCAACATTAATCGCTTGTGAGCAACTAGATAGAATTTGTTATACGGTAGAACTAGATGAGAAGTTTTGTGATGTAATTGTGAAAAGATATATAGAACAAGTAGGAAGTGATAAAGATGTACAGTTAATTAGAGAAGGAAAAGAAATAGAATATAAATCTCTTTAAAAAAATATGAAAAATATGCGAGAAAAGACTTGCTATTTATGGCGTTTAGAGTGATATATAGTATAACAAAAAAACAAGGGAGATAAATAAAATGAAAAACTTTCAAATCACAACAACGCTAGAAAATTTACAAGACAGATACAATCCACTAGATTCAAGTATAGTTTTTAAAAACTACGTAATTGTCACAAAAGAATACTGGAAAGAAAGAGGATGTTTTGTCGCAATTTACGAATTCCAAGATATAAGAAAGAGTACAAACATACTAGAAAAAGATTTAGTTTTAGTTGAAGAAAATGAAGAATTATTTGAAGATTCAGGGTCAGCGGTAGCTTGGGCCTTTACAAAAATTTAAGAGCTTATACTCTTTTTTTTATTACTTTAGAAAGGAGAATAAATTGACTAATAATTATACACCTACAAAATTTATGGATAAAAATTCAAGATACAATGAAAGTTTGGCAGATTATGCAGTAAGTTTTATAGAATGTTTATCACATACAAAAGGGACATGGGCTGGAAAACAGTTCAAATTATTAGAGTGGCAAGAACAAATAATTAGAGATCTATTTGGGACTGTAAAACCAGACGGGTATAGACAATTTAATACAGCTTATATAGAAATTCCTAAAAAGATGGGGAAAAGTGAACTAGCCGCCGCAGTAGCACTTCTACTATGTTGCGGAGATAATGAAGAAAGGGCAGAAGTATATGGATGTGCCGCAGATAGAAGGCAAGCAACTATTGTATTTGACGTAGCCGCAGACATGGTTAGAATGTGTCCAGCCTTAAATAAGAGAGTTAAAATATTAGCTTCACAAAAACGGATAGTTTATACGCCTACAAATTCATTCTATCAAGTACTATCTGCAGAAGCATATTCTAAACACGGATTTAATATTCATGGAGTAGTATTTGATGAACTTCACACACAGCCCAATAGAAAACTATTTGATGTAATGACAAAAGGATCAGGAGATGCTAGAGCACAGCCTTTATATTTCTTAATTACAACTGCAGGAAGTGACACCAATTCAATTTGTTATGAAACCCATCAAAAGGCAAAAGATATATTAGAAGGTAGAAAAGTAGATCCTACTTTTTATCCAGTAATATATGGAGTAGGAGAAGATGAGGACTGGACAGATCCTAAAGTCTGGTATAAGGCAAATCCATCACTAGGAGTAACTGTTGGAATAGACAAGGTACATGCTGCATGTGAATCTGCAAAACAAAATCCAGCAGAAGAAAATGCCTTCAGACAATTAAGGCTTAATCAATGGGTAAAACAAGCAGTAAGATGGATGCCAATGGAGAAATGGGATAAGTGTTCATTCAAAACAGATATTGAAGAACTCAAAGGAAGAGTATGTTATGGCGGACTAGACTTATCATCAACAACCGACCTGACATCCTTTGTTTTAGTATTCCCGCCACAAGATGAAGAAGATAAATATGTAGTCCTTCCATACTTTTGGTTACCAGAAGATACTTTAGAACTAAGGGTAAGAAGAGACCACGTTCCATATGATTTATGGGAAAGACAAGAATATCTAGAAACTACTGAAGGGAATGTTGTTCACTATGCACATATAGAAAAATTTATAGAAAAGCTAGGAGAAACATTTAATATAAGAGAGATAGCTTTCGATAGATGGGGTGCAGTACAAATGGTACAAAATTTAGAAGGAATGGGATTTACGGTAGTGCCATTCGGACAAGGATTTAAAGATATGTCGCCAGCAACAAAAGAACTTATGAAACTTACTCTTGAAGAAAAGATAGCTCACGGAGGACATCCTGTACTTAGATGGAATATGGATAACATATTTATAAGACGAGATCCTGCAGGAAATATTAAGGCAGATAAAGAGAAATCAACGGAGAAAATAGACGGAGCTATTGCGACAATTATGGCACTAGATAGGGCAATAAGATGCGGTAAGCAAAATACGGAAAGTGTATATGATAATCGAGGGGTAATGTTCCTATAAGATGGGTATTTGACTTTTATGTTACCTTTTTGTAGGATAGGAAGCATAAAAGTCAAAAAATGAAAATATAGTAATTAACGATGAGATAATTGACTTTAAGTGTAATGTTTGATAAAATATAGTTAATAAATTAGGTGATTCACTACCTATATCCCGAATGTGAGCGTTAAATTAGGTGATTCACTACCTATGTCCCGAATGTGAGCGTTAAATTAGGTGATTCACTACCTATATCCCAAATGTGAGTGTTAAATGAAAACCAGGTTACGCCTGGTTTTTTCTAATAAGTAGGAGAAGTATGGAATTTTTAAATAATGAAATTAGATTTTATGAAATAGATCATGATTATATGAGATATTTATATGGTGTAGATTCTAAAGTATATTTTCACGAAACATATAAAAAACATGTTAAACCATACGTAGGTATCATTGCCACTATAGATAATGTTAAATATTTTATCCCCCTTACTTCAGCGAAACCAAAGCACAGAAAACATAGATTGACTACTAAAGACTACATTTTAATCTATGATATAGTAAATAAAAATATTACAAAATCTAAAGCTATATATAAAGAGAAAAAAGATGATGAGGAAGAGAAATATCATATTTTAAGCATTTTAGATATGAGAAAAATGGTGCCTGTGCCCAATGGTCTCTTTAAGAAAATAGATTTTAACTCACTTCCATTGAATTATCAGTTTTTATTTTATAAAGAACACGAATTCTGTAAATCTAAACAAGATAAAATAATAGAGAATTCTACAAATTTATATAATAAAACAAAAGAAAAAGGAAAAGCATTGAGTAAATTTCATTGTGATTATATTAAATTAGAAAAAGCAATGTTACAATATAATCTTTAATAAGAATATCTACATAAGTAGGTGTTTTTATTTTGCCTAAAAACAGAAAGGAGAAGAATGAATATACTAGATAGAATATTTAAAAAAGAGAAATCTAAAGTGACAAATAGAACTAATGGTTCTCAGTATAGTTTCTTTATGGGAAATTCAAGCTCAAATAAAAGGGTAACTGAAAGAACTGCTATGCAGATGACCGCAGTTTATTCTTGTGTAAGAATTCTGTCAGAAGCAATTGCTAGTTTACCTCTGCATGTATATGAATATACAGAATCGGGTTCAAAAAAATCTATAAAACATCCACTTTATAAATTACTTCATGATGAGCCAAATGTAGAGATGACATCTTTCATATTTAGAGAGACCCTAATGACTCATTTACTACTTTGGGGTAATGCATATGCACAAATAATAAGAAACGGAAAAGGGGAAATAATGGCACTTTATCCACTTATGCCAGATAGGATGAAGGTAGATAGGGATAAAACAGGAAATCTGTACTATGAATATCTAGTTTCAGATGGAGATATGAATGGAAATAAATCAGGAAAAGTAATATTAAATTCAAGTGATGTACTTCATATACACCAGGGTTAGGATTTGATGGATTAGTTGGTTATTCTCCAATCGCAATGGCTAAAAACGCAATAGGTATGGCGATAGCTACAGAAGAATACGGGGCAAAGTTCTTCGCTAACGGGGCAACTCCTAGCGGTATTTTAGAACACCCTGGAGTAGTAAAAGACCCAGACAAGATGAGAGAATCCTGGACAAGAGGATTTTCAGGAAATAACTCACACAAGGTGGCAATACTAGAAGAAGGAATGAAATATACACCAATATCAATCGCACCTAATGAAGCTCAATTTTTAGAAACAAGAAAATTTCAAATTAATGAGATAGCTCGAATTTTCAGAGTACCACCACATATGGTAGGAGAGCTTGAAAAATCGAGCTTTTCTAATATTGAACAACAATCATTAGAATTTGTGAAATACACACTAGATCCATGGGTAGTTAGATTTGAACAAGCCCTTGTAAGAAAACTACTAAGTGAGAAAGAAAAAGACAAGTACTTTATAAAATTCAATCTTGATGGGCTACTTAGAGGAGATTATCAATCAAGAATGAATGGATATGCAACCGCAAGACAGAACGGTTGGATGAGTGCTAATGACATAAGGAAACTAGAAAATCTAGATTTAATATCTGAAGAAGAGGGAGGAGATTTATACCTAGTTAACGGGAACATGTTACCACTTAAAAAAGCTGGATATTTTAATAGAGAGGAGAATGTAGAGAGTGAAAATAAAGAAATTTTGGAACTGGCAAACAGGACAAGATAAAGAAAGAACACTATTTCTAAACGGAACAATCGCAGAAGAATCATGGTATGACGATGATGTAACACCTGCTTTGTTTAGGTCAGAATTAGAAGTAGATGAGCAAGATATAGTTGTGTGGATAAATTCTCCAGGAGGAGATTGTATAGCTGCAGCACAAATATATAACATGCTTAAAAACTATAAAGGTAAAGTAACCATAAAAATAGATGGAATTGCAGCGAGTGCTGCAAGTGTAATAGCCATGGCAGGAGATGAAGTAGTAATGTCTCCAGTTTCTATGCTTATGATACATAACCCAATGACCGCAGTATTTGGAGATAAACATGAAATGGGTAAAGCCATAAAAATGCTTGATGAAGTAAAAGAATCAATAATCAATGCCTATGTTAGAAAAACAAAACTACCACGAGATAAATTATCAAATCTTATGGATAAAGAGACATGGATGAATTCAAACTATGCTTTAGAACTAGGGTTTATTGATGGAATTACAGAAGAAAGGCAAAGCATAATCCCAAACGAAGCTATGGTATCAATGCATTATGATAAGGCCATAGCCATAAATTCACTAATAAGAAAAATACAAAACAAAACAAAAAATATAGAGAAAGAAGAAAAGAAAACAAAGGCAGGCGACTTACTAGAGCGTCTGTCTTTATTAAATACTTGGAGGTAATAAAGTGAGTAAAATTTTAGAAATGATAGATAAAAGAAATCAAGCATGGGAAGGAGCTAAAGGTTTTGTAGAAGCGAGACAAGACAAAGATGGACTACTAAGCGAAGAAGATCGCAAAACTTATGACTTAATGGAGGCTAAAGTACATAACTATACAAGAGAAATAGAAAGACTACAAAAAGAAGAAGCAATAGAGAATGAATTAAAACAGCCCGTAAATAAGGCGATTACAAACAAACCAAATGAAACAAAAGAAGAAGTAGAGAAGAAATCATTTAGGGCAAGTAAAGAATATAAAAATGCAATGTTTAGGGCAATGCGTACAAACTTTAAACGAGTTGATAATATCCTTCAAGAAGGAGTGGATACGGATGGTGGATATTTAGTTCCTGAAGAAGTTGATTCAAGATTAATAGAAATTCTACAAGAAGAAAATATAGTGCGAGCCTTGGCACATAAAGTCACTACAAGTGGAAGTCATAAAATAAATATAGCCGCAACAAATCCAGCAGCATCTTGGATAGAAGAAGGTGGGGCATTATCATTTGGAGATGCAACATTTAAACAAGTACTATTAGATGCCCATAAACTGCATGTGGCAATTAAAATAACAGAAGAATTACTATTTGATTCAGCTTTTGACCTAGAAGAATTTATAACTATTCAGTTCGGTAAAGCTCTTGCAAATGCAGAAGAAGATGCCTTCTTAAATGGAGATGGTACAAATAAACCAGTTGGTATTTTTAATGAAACAGGCGGAGGAAAACATCTGACTGAAGTAGCTACACTAAAATCAGATGACATCATAACACTGATACATGAATTAAAAAGACCATACAGAAAAAATGCAGTATTCATTATGAACGACAAAACTATCGCCGCAGTTAGAAAATTAAAAGATAATAACGGAGCCTACCTATGGCAACCATCATATCAACAAGGAGAGCCAGATAGACTTTTAGGTTATCCAGTACATACATCAGCCTTTGTACCAGAAAATAAAATAGCCTTCGGAGATATTTCTTACTACAACATTGGAGATAGAGGAACTAGATCCTTCCAAGAACTACGAGAACTATTCGCAGGAAATGGAATGATTGCATATGTCGCAAAAGAAAGGGTAGATGGTAAGTTAATCTTACAAGAAGCAGTTCAGGTACTACCAGTAAAAAAGCTAGTGTAGAAAACGTAGGAGAGGGTGATGATAGTTAATTTAGAAGAAACAAAAGAATACCTAAGAGTAGATTTTGAAGATGATGACAATCTAATTCTTTCCTTAATAAAACAAGCAGAAATCCTATGTCAAGATATCTTAAGATTAGAAACAAAAGAAGCCTTACATGACTATGAGGAAAAACTAAAAGTTCCTATTCTTTTTACAACTGCCTATCTATATGAAAATAGAGAATCTGCAGACTATAAAGAATTAAATCTTAACCTAAGAAATCTACTCTACGCAGTAAGGGAGAGTAAATTCTAATGGAAATAAATAAACTAAATCAAAAAATCAAAATAGAAAAACAAGAAGAAAGTAAGGATGAACTAGGAATATTTAAAGCGTCTTGGGAGCCTTACTTTATTACCCATGCTTATATCACTTTTGAAGGAATTGGAGAGATAAACTTTAAAAGCGGAGAAGTAGACCATTCATCAGTATCATTTACGATTAGATATCAAAGAAAAACAAAAGAACTAAATACATCAGACTTTAGAGTCCTATTTAATAGAGAAATTTATAACATCTTATCAATAGACAGAATGAACTACAAAAATAAATATATAAAATTAAGAGCTAGGAAAGTAAAAAGATGAATAAAGTGCAGGTAGACCAGCTCGCAAATGAAATACTAAAAACACTCACAGACTTCCATGATATGACAAATAAAGAATTAAAAAGTATCGCAGAAGAAACAAGTGAAGAAGTAAAAAATGAAATTTCTAATACATCTCCAGTAGGGGCAACCAAAAAATATTCAAGAAGCTGGAGAATAAAAAAGTTAAGAGAAAATGCCAACTCAATTCTTTTTGTAGTTCATTCAATAAGATATCAATTAACCCGCCTTTTAGAATTCGGTCACGCCAAAAGAAATGGAGGTAGGACAAGAGCTATTCCTCATATTGCACCTGCAGAACAGAAAGGGATAGAAAGTTTTGAGAAAAAGTTAAAAGCGAGAATAGAAAATGGATAGACTAATTAAGATATTAAAAAAAATAAATATTGACTATGCTTATCATCATTTCCCAGAAGGATCAAATATACCACCGCCCTTTATGGTATATAACTTGCCAGAAGATAGGAACTTCTCGGCAGATGGATATGCATATCATAAGGGACTCTATATACATCTAGAGGTATATACAGAATGTAAGGACATAAAATTAGAAAAACAAATAGAAGAAATACTAGACAAAGAAAGAATATTTTATAGAAAGACAGAACTTTGGATTGAGTCAGAAAAACTCTATGAAATAATATATGAATTTACATTATAGGAGGTAGAAATGGGAAATAAAGTAAAATTCAATATATGTAATGTACACTATGCCTTATTTGACAAAAGTAAAGAAACAATTTCTTATAAAAAGCCAGTTCCAATGCCTGGGGCGGTATCTATATCACTAGAACCAAACGGAGAGCCTGAAAGTTTCTACGCAGATGGAATAGAGTATTACACAATATCAAACAATATGGGATATGACGGTGACTTGGAATTAGCCCTTATCCCTGAATCATTTAGGATAGACGTCTTGATGGAAAGTGCAGATAAAAATAAAGTATTAGTTGAGAATTCAAATTCAGAAACCGCAAACTTCGCTCTTATTTTTGAGTTTGATGGAGATGTAAACAAGATAAGACATGTACTATATAATTGTTCAGCAGCAAGGGCAAAAATGGAAGGTAAGACAAACGAAGAAAAAAGAGAAGTGCAACCAGAAACTATCTCAATACATTCAAGACCACTTGCCAATGGATTTGTAAAATCAAGAACATCAGACCAAACAGATGCAGAAGTATATAAGAACTGGTACAAACAAATTTATATGCCTACATATGAAGAAAGTGAAAGCACAGGACTAGGACTAGCATAAGGAGTAGATAATGGAAAAAATAATTAATATAGATGGAAAACAAGTAAAATTTAAAGCATCAGCCGCAATACCAAGAATTTATAGAATAAAATTTGGAAGAGATATCTTTAAAGATTTAAGCTCTTTAGAAAAAGAACTAAAGAAAAACTCAAAAGAATCAAGTATTGACTTTATGTCACTAGAACCCTTTGAGAATATAGCCTATATTATGGCTAAACATGCAGATAGGAAGATAGAAGAATCGGTTGAAGAATGGCTTGATAACTTTGACACATTCTCTATATATAAAATTTTACCTGAAATAATAGAACTTTGGGCTATTAATACAAAAACACAGGTAAAGCCTAGAAAAAAGTTCAAAGCATAGATAGAGAATTCACAACAGCTCTATTCTTATTAAGGGTAGTAGAACTTGGAGTAAATGTCAGAGATTTAGATTTACTCACAATAGGACTTATAAATGATATGTTTGTGGAGAAAAACAATGATGACTTCAGCTACAACAAACTAGCTAGTCAAGAAGATTTTGATAAATTTTAAAATATCTCCACAAAATATTACGTTATTATGCTTTAATTATGTAATTAAATGTGGTATAATTTTATAAAAATAAGGGAGGTAAAGATTATGCCACAAATAGTACCTATAAAAGAATTAAGAAATACAAACGAAATTTCAGAGATGTGCCATGCATCGGGAGAACCGATATTTGTCACTAAAAATGGTTATGGAGACCTAGTAGTTATGAGCATGGAAACTTATGAGAATATGTTAGTATCAGAAAGAATTGATTCAGCAATTGAAGAAGCAGAGAGAGAAATCTCAAATGGAGGAGTACTTCATGATGCAAAAGACGCTCTAAAAAAATTAAGAGGTAAGCATTTTGGAGACTTATAATGTAGTAATTTCAGAACGTGCTTTTAATGATTTAGATAAGATTTATACCTATCTGGCAAGTAAGGTAATGGCAGTAAATGCCGCAATAAACACAGTAGACAAAATTCAAACTGCAATCTTAAGCCTTGAAAAATTACCTAAAAGAGGATCTGAAAGAAAGATAGGAAGATATAAATCCAAAGGCTACTTACAACTTTTTGTAGGAACGTACATAATAGTATATAGGGTAGAAGAACATAAAAAACAAGTTGTGATTATCACAATTCAGAATATGAGACAATCATTTTAGACATCCGTAAGGGTGTCTTTTATTATGGGTAAAAGGAGGTGGGATATGGCTAATAGGCTTAAAGGAATCACAATAGAAATCGGCGGTGATACTACTAAACTATCTGAATCATTTAAGAAAGTAAATAAGGATATAAGAGATACGCAGAGCCAGTTAAGAGATGTAAATAAACTATTAAAACTAGATCCTGTAAATAGTGACCTAGTAATACAAAAACAAAATCTCTTAAAGGACGCTGTAGAAAAAACAAAATTAAAACTAGATTCATTAAAACAAGCGAGTATAGAGGCAAATAGTGCATTAGAAAAAGGTACACTCTCAAAAGAACATTATGATGCCATTCAAAGAGAGATAGTAGAAACAGAGAACTCTTTAAAAAATCTAAAACAAGAATTAAATAACACTAATAATAAATGGCAAGAAACAGGACAAAAAGTACAAGGTCTTGGGGAGAAGATGACAGGGATCGGAAATACTCTAACCACAAATGTCACGACTCCAATTCTTGCCGTAGCTACTGCATCTACAATGGCCTTTAATGAAGTAGACAAGGGATTAGATACAGTGATTTCTAAAACTGGTGCTACTGGAGAATCTGCAGATAAGTTAGAAGAATCCTTTAGAAAAGTAGCTGGAAACTTACCTGCGACCTTTGATGAAGTCGGGGCGGCTATAGGAGAAGTAAATACCCAGTTTGGAGTATTGGGAGAAGACTTAGAAGTAGCCACGGAGAAAATAATCAAGTTCTCACAAATAAATAATACCGATGTGACAAACTCTACAATAATGGCAAAACAGGCCATAGAGAAATATAATCTTAGTGTTAATGATTTAGGTATGGTTTTAGATTCAGTAACAAAAACAGCCCAAAACACAGGAGTATCCACAGATAGATTATTTACCCTTATCACAAATGGTAGTCCTCAGATAAAAGAACTAGGACTTAACTTTGCCCAAGGTGCAGAACTGTTAGGACGCCTTGAACAAAAAGGATATGACGGAAGTAAGGCCTTAACATATCTAGCCAAGGCCCAAATAAACTGGGCAAAAGATAATATGTCACTAACTGACGGATTAAAAAATCTAGAAGATAGAATAAATTCGGCAGCTACATCAGAAGAAAAACTTACAATAGCCGCAGAAGTATTTGGGACAAAGGGTGCTTCATTTATGCTTAAAGCATTAGAAAGCGGAGCGTTAAGTGCTGATGGTTTTAAAAACGCAATGGAAGAAGCAGGAGGTGCTTTAGAAAATACTTGGCAAGGAATGCTTGACTCGATTGATTTAACTAATCAGGCAATGAATAATCTAAAATTAACAGGGGCAGATTTAGGGGCTGCACTTCAAACTGTACTCCTTCCAACCTTACAGGTAATACTAGGAGCCCTAAAAGGATTCGCAGATTGGTTTGGATCATTAAGTCCAGGGGTACAAGAATTTATTGTACAAATAGCACTACTTGTCGCAGTATTAGGACCAGTAATTTCCTTTATAGGAGGAATAACAAGTGGTATAGGCTCCATAATTACTGCTTGGCCACAAATCACTGCCGCATTTACGGCCGTCTCAACATTTCTTACAGGAACATTAGTTCCCGCCATAAGTGGATTTGTCGCCGCAATCGGATGGATACCACTAGCTATCGCAGGAGTAATAGCCGCACTTGTTTTACTATGGAATAAATCAGAATGGTTTAGGACTACGATTATAGGAATATGGGAATCTATAAAAACAGCCTTCCAAATAAGTATAGATTTTATTGTGAATCTACTTACCACATCTTGGGACTTTATCTCAGAGAAAACTAATATAGTATTTACTTTTATATCCACATTATTTAAAACAATATGGACAAATATAAAAACTACAATTGAATTTGTACTTGTCGCTATTAGTACTTACATCTTCACAAAATTTGAAGAAATAAGGAATACAATTTCTACAATATTAAATCTAATCTCAAGTGTATTTAATACTGTCTGGAACTTTATTAAAAATATGATAGTCTCAATCACAAGTCAGATATTAAATAATATTGTTTCAGGCTGGACAAATATAAAAAATAGGGTAGTAAATCTAATAAACAATATTAAAGATTCAGGAATAAATATCTTTAATAACTTTAGAAATGGAGTATCTTCAATAATAAATTCAATCGCAAATGTCATCTCATCAGGATTTAATTCAGCGGTAAATTACATCAGAAACTTAATCTCCCAAGCCTATACTTGGGGATATGATTTAATTTCAGGAATAGTAAATGGAATATACTCTACAATAGGAAAAGTCAGAGATGCAGTTTCATCTGTCGCAAAAACAATATGGTCTTACCTACACTTTTCAGTTCCAGAAGTAGGACCACTTACAGAATATGAAACATGGATGCCTGACTTTATGGATGGACTAGCCAAAGGAATTAATAAAAACAAAGGTAAGGTAATAGATTCAATTAGAGACCTAGCTTCAAGTATGACACTAGATTATAAAGTAGCAAGTTTTGATTTTGATAAAACAAACAAGATAGGATTAAGACCCGAGATAGAAGGAAGCAAGAATACAAATCAAAATATAGTAATACCAGTATATCTAGGAAATAAAATGTTAGATGAGGTGATAGTAGAGGCAAATGCAAGAATGAATTTAAGAAGAGGAGGTAGGTAATGGATAAGTATTTAAAATTTAATTCACAAGAATTGCCTAGGCCTACTTCTTATGAAATTCAGTATGAGAAAATAATAGTAAGTAAAGAAACAGAAGCAGGTACAGAACATAGAGACATCATTAGAGAGTCAAAAATCTTTATTGATGTTTCTTTTTTAACTACTAAAGTCTGGGGTAAAAAATTCTCTAACTACAACGGAGAAGAAAAGATAAATGTAGAATATTTTGACCCTAGAGAATTAGAACTTACATCAAGTTTTATGTATATAGATGGATTCAAAATAAAACTATTTAGACACTCGGTTTCAGGATCACTTTGGGAAGTAAACTTCACACTAGTAGAAATATAGGAAGATAGATATGTTTAATACAAGTTCAGAATATAAAAAACAAATTCTAGAAGATACAAGGCTTATAAAATATAGGGGAGAAATCTACACCAAAGATGGCAAGAGATATGACTTTACTGAAAGAGATATTATAAAAGGGTCAGGCTATATAAGAAATGATTCATCAGAAAAAAATTCCCTGGAAATAGCTAGTGTTTATGCAGGAGAATTAGGACTAAGCCTACTTACTAATATAGATAGATATAGCCTAAAAGATGCCCAGGTAAAACTATACTCATCCTTAAAACTAAAAAGTGGTAGATTTGAAGAAATACCTCTAGGAATATTTAATATATTTGAAGCAAATAGAAGTAAACAAATACTAGAAATAACTGCTTACGATAATATGATAAAACTAGAAAAGGAATCTAATGACCTACAGTTAACAGGTAGCCCTTATGATCTGGCAAAGTTTATATCGGAAAAGTGCGACCTAGAATTAGCCCAAACTCAAGAATGGTTTGATCTTAGTCTAAACAATAAAGAAACAATATCAATCTATCCAGACAATGATATAGAAACATATAGGGACATAGTTTCCTATTTAGCCCAAATACTAGGATCCTTTGCGACAATTGATAGATACGGAAGACTAGAATTTAGAAAGTATAACACGGAGCTAGTAAGAAACTACGGAATAAAAAATAGATTTACAAGTACCTTCTCTGATTTTGAGACAAGATTTACCGCTGTTAACTCAAGTAACATAAAAACACAAATCGCAGAGTATTATGCATTAGAACTAGATGATGGACTTACTATGAATCTAGGAGTAAATCCACTCCTACAATTTGGATTAAAAGAAACAAGAGAAAGACTATTAAGAAATATCTTAAATGATATAGCCGTAATAAAGTACGTTCCATTTGAGGCAAGAGTTCCAGTAGACCCAAGTTTAGATCTTGGAGATGTTATTGTCTTTAGCGGGAAAAACGCAGATGAGAATAAACTATCCTGTATTACTAGTTTTAATCTAAAGATAAACGGAGATATGGAAATCTCAGGGGCTGGTGCTAACCAAGTATTAAACAAAGCAAAATCCAAGAACGATAAAAATATCACAGGGTTACTAAATAAAGTAGAACTAGGAAAAGCAGTCACCAAGAAATTTATAAACACAAGTGACTACATTATAAAAGAAAAAAGACAACTAGTATCAAGTATAGAATTTGCCTCAAAAGAAGAAACAGATGTAGCCTTTAATTCATCGATAATACTAGAAGTAATAAACAATCAAAAAGAAGTAGTAAAGAAGTTTATACAAAAGGCAAAAACAGAAACAGAAGAAAACAAAGAGGTAGAACTTACCTTTTTAGAAGAAGAGAAATCAACTATTAAGGTAAGTTATTTTCTTAATGACATAGAAATAAAAGACTACTATCCTTTAGAATCTTACTCATCTGGATTTCATACTCTAGTCTTATATTATCCAATACAAAACATAAAAGAGAAAAGCTTAAATACCTTTAAAACATTTATAGAGATTGATAAGGGAAGAGTAGAAATAAAGAAGGGAAAGCTACTATCTACAATAAGCGGTCAGTCACTATCAGCTACAAATGAATGGGACGGAAGAATAGAATTAAATGATTCTATTAGAAGAATAAAACTAAAACACAAAGGCATAATATCAAACTACACAGAAGAGATTAGTTTTCAAGAAAAAAGAGACGGTGAGAACCATTATGAAGATAGTATGGAAAGAATAAGACTTGGAGGAATAAAACTAAAAAATTAGATAGGAGAAAAGTGTGAAAGGACAAGCAAGAATAATACTAAGAAATATAAAGACAGGAGCAGAGGAAGAATACCTAGAAGACAATTTAGTTACAAAAGCAGTAGAAGATTTATTCTCAACAAATATTAGCGGAATGCTTTATAAGGCTAGGGTAGATTTCTTTAATTCAAATTTTCCCTTGGCCACAAAAGCAATTGGAGGGATTTTAGCGTTTGAAGATAAACTAGAAGAAAACGTAGAAAAGTACTATGCACCTTCTAGTAATAACATAGTTGCCTTTGCCTCAAACGATTCTAGTGACAGTGTAAGTACAAAAAGAGGAAGTTTTAATCAAGTGGAATCAGGGAAGATTGATAATGGGTATAAATTTGTTTGGGACTTTACAAGTTCTCAAGGTAACGGAAGTATATCATCACTAGCCTTAACTCATTATTTAGGCGGTAAGTCTTATATGGGAGATGAATATAAGAATGATTACTATCTAGTAGCATCAACACCTGTAAAAGATACTAAAACTTCGGCAGAGAGATTATTAGCCGTAAGTACTGTTGAGATAGACTTTGAGAAGGGAGAATTTACAAGTATAGTTCTAAAAGATACAGGAGAGATATTAATAAGAAAATTCAAAAAAGACCTTATAAATATAGGGCTTACTGATGAATTACTAGAGAAAATAGAAATCACTGATAAGCAAACATTAATGCCCGAAAAGTTTAAACAGAATAACTATAATAATTTCTTCTATTCAAATAAGACCCACTACATAGGACTTGCGACAAAAAGTGAGTATACTAACACATCTATTACAATAATAAAAATTAAAAAAGATGATCTGTCTTTCAAAGAAGAAGTATGGGACTTTACAGATATAAAATTTAGAGGTCCAGGAGTAACATCAAAAGAAAATAGCGGAAGTTATGTAGCTTATCAGTATTCAGCATATAGAGATAATTATATCTACTTACTTGAAGCCCAGAAAAAAGGACTTTATAAAATAAATTTAGATAATAAGGCTGATGTAAAATATATAGAATACCAAATAGAAACAGACTATATCCATACAATAAATGACTGGATAATAGGAGATAACTTTATCTTAAATACCAAAGATGAGGTTATACCAAAAAGAAAAATACAATCAATAGAAAATCGCTCTAGGATATTTACTTACGGTCCATATCTTTATTACTTTTACGCAGATAACAGGTCATCTATAAATAAAAGAATAGCAGTTCTAACACCTTATCTGGCAACAATAAATAATTTAGCTAGTCCTATTATAAAAACAGCAGACAAAACAATGAAAATAATATACACACTAAGGGAGGAAACATGAAATCACTAGTAATATTTCATCAATTAAATTTTTCATTTTTAGGAGCCTTAACCGCCAATATCATTGGAGCTTATGATGGTTTTCTAAAAACTTTAATTATATTCATAATAATAGATTATCTAACTGGACTAATGGCTGCAGTAGTAGAGAGAAAAATGACATCAGCCATAGGTTTCAAGGGAATATTTAAAAAGGTGGTCTTACTTTCACTAGTTGCGGTAGGATACTTATTAGATACACACGTCTTAAAACAAGATGGTCTTATTAGGGGAGTAGTAATATTCTTCTACTTAAGTAATGAAGGAATAAGTATTCTAGAAAACGCAGGAAGAATAGGACTACCAATACCAGGAAAATTAAAAACAATTTTAGCACAATTAAACACAGAGAAAAAGGAGAAATAATATGGTAAAGAAAATAAACGTAAGTTTAATGAATGTAGGAAAATTAACAAGTATCGATTTTGTGGTAATTCACAATGATTATGGATCAATGACGCCCGAGCAATATGTGAACTGGTTAAGAGGGAGAAATAAAAATCTAGGAATAGCCCATTACTATATCACAAAAGACTGTATCGCAAGAGTAATAGATACATATAATATTGGATATCATACAGGAGAATGGAATTCAAACTGTAGATCGATAGGGTATGAAGTATGTCAGTCACGTTCAGCATCAGATGTAGACTTTATAGCGAATGAAGATATGACACTTATGCAGGCAACAGAAGACTTGATATTTTATGGTCTGCCTATAAACCATCAAACAGTAAGATTACATCATGAATTTGTATCAACGTCTTGTCCGCACCGTTCATTAGAACTGCACGGTAACACAACACAAAGTGTTAAAAATTATTTTATTTCAAGAATGAAGTATTTCGCAACACTAGGAAAAACAGTTGATGAGATGTTAGGGAATAAAAAGACACTAAAACAACCTCAAACAACATCAAATAATAAAACATTAGATCAACTGGCAGATGAAGTGATTCGAGGAATATGGGGTAATGGGAAAGAAAGAATTCAAAGATTAAGTAATGCAGGATATAATCCAGTAGATGTCCAAAGAAGAGTGGATGAGAAGAAAGGGAAAATCAAGCCAAGTCTTAAACCACTAGATGAAGTTGCAAGAGAAGTTATAAATGGTAAATGGGGGAATGGACAAGACAGGATTAACAGGTTAACCAGAGCAGGATACAATCATAATGATGTCCAAGCAAAAGTAAATGAAATATTAGGATAAAATTAAAGCCTACTTTAGAGATTAAACTCTAAGGTAGGTTTTGTTATTTGAAAAGTTTTGTGAAATCGTTATCAGGCAGTATATCTTTTAATAACAATTTTGTTTGCTTATAGCTATGTTCTGATGAATCGATAAAAGTTAAAGTATCGAGTAAAACTTTTAATTCTGAAAGAGGTGTCATACCTTTTTTATAACTCACGAGAATTTCTAAACTTCTAGTTTTTAATTTATGATAATAGTCGCGATTATTTATTTTTTTATTTAAAAGTGAATTCAAAAAGTACTCTGCATTTTCAATATCATTAAATTTTAAACATTGTAGGATAGTATTATTCAATAACATATATATTATAGAAAAAGTGTAATTAATATTGTCATAATACTTATTACATGTTTTTAAAGCAATATTTGATAAATTAATCATAATTTTATGGTCATATAGGTGAAGAGATTGACAATAAAGATACAAATCACGATATGTCCAAGAATTCAAGGTCATAAGATAAGAGTGGATGTATTTTATATCTTTTTTTTTACTGTTGAAGTTTCTAGTTTACTTATAAGAATTTGTAATAAAATTTTATCTATTTTTCTATTATTATAATATGATTTATTTTTATTGTTTTCTAAAATACTTTTTATTGAACTAATTTCTTTATTAGTGTAAAGGTTGTGTAATTTATT